TTCGACGGTTACATTTTTATTTGTACTATTGAATGTAATATTCTTAATAGGAATTCCATTGGAGTTGTTGATTGGAATTATTGTTGGTTTTGTGTTATAGATTCCTTCAGTATTTTTTACAATTTCTACAGTCTTGGAATTTATATCATACTTCAAATCAGCATCACTAACAACCTGATTTGTAAAAGAATCAATTACAACAAGATCGGGAGAAATACTGTAATCAATTCCAACTGAAGAAACTCCAACACTCTTAAATATTGAAAGTGGATTTACTTTTAATATTTGGGGCAACTTGGAAGTTGGGCGCAAAGTTACATCTGCAGGATAATCAAAACCAATATCATCTATTTCTACTCTATTAACTTTTCCTATAGAAACTGTAATTGGGTCTAAAATAGCACCACGTCCATTAGTAGAAAATACAGATGTTATACCAGGAGAAGTATTATAAAATCTTCCTGGAGATTTTATTTCAACATCTTTAATTTCTCCAGTTGTATTTTTAGAATCAGTGTAATATTGGAAATTTCCATCAGAACTTGTGTATGATGAACTTTCTGGATTATTCAGAATATTGAAAGTAAATGTTGTCTGTCCCACTCCAACTATGTTGTGGAATCCATAATATGAACTTTGTGATAAAATTAACCTGTTATTTGCGTTGACATTATCATCATCTACAATTATTTCTTTTTTAGAAACAAAATTATCGGTTAAGTCTACAGGAACTAAGTTATAATATAAATCAAAATCAAGGTTTTCTGTTGTTAAAGTAATGGAAGAAGTTGAAGTTACTCCTATTCTACCAGTCTTGATGACATCAAACTTCGTTGAATTTGTTGTTTTGCTAAATTCTTCAGTAAAATCTGAATTTGTATATAGTTTAAAATCAAATGCTGGATAAGAAAGAGATCCTTTAGTATATGATAATGAACTATCCGATAGATCAAATCTAATAGTTTGATTTGAAATAGCAAAAATTCTTGGATTGATTAAAGATAGTGTTCCGGAAGAAGTACTTGTGAAATCAATTATTTCTGGAATATCCTTAGTTGCATTATAATAACTTGATGCTAGTTTGATCGTGTCTTTATTAAATCTGACAACATAGTAGATGTCGTCATTTGTTAGTCCACCAATTGCAACAGTTGCATTGTAAATTACTTTTTCGCCAGTTGCATATTCGTGATTTGGAATAGTAATAGTATTGTTTGTAATACTAACATCAGATGTTGCAAAGGATTTTGGATTAATTACTAACCTTCTGTTCTTGTCATTATATTTTACGAAAACAGTAGTTGTGATTCCAGGAAGAACATCAAGATAAACCAAATCATCCGTTTTTAATCCGTGAGTTGATGCAGTGGAAACTGTGACTGTATTTCTTACAAACTCTCCTGTTAAAACATTTGGATAATTGGTTTTGAAACTATGGTTGACTCCAGATCCAAGATTTGTAAAGAATAATGTAGAAGTCGTAATACTACTGTCAATTCCAACAAAAGATCCAGTAGATCCTAAACCAACTTTATTTGTAGAAATACCAATTAAATCATCAGAAACTTTAGCAACATAAACCGATTGATTATCTGATAACTGGAAACTACTGACTCCATTATCAGAAACAAATAGTGGAGATCCGCCATTACTCGTATAAGTTAACTCCTCTCCAGTTTCTAATTTATGTGATGGTATATAAATTGTCTTTGTTGGGACGAAAATATTTGTTATTCCTGCACCAGGATTGGAGAAATATAAAGTTGAACCTATTCCAACACCCGCAGACGTTCCTAAAGAAACAGACTCTGCTGGATTGAAATATATTTCTCTATTTAAGTTATAGTTTATATTTACGCCTTTTGAGTTATCAAAAGTAAACTTCCTGGTCTTTTCATATAAAACTGTAGAAGCAGTGTGTGCGGATCCTGGAGTAGATTCATAAGATCTCAAAACCTTTACTCTAGAAGATAATTTGTCAATGGATAAAATCTTTACTTTTTCATTTTCAATGTGGTAAACATCATTTTCTCTTATATTTGGAAACTCTAAAGATCCACTTACATTAAAATAAGTAATGATTCCAGTGGCAGTTGAGTTACCGACAGGTCCAGAAAGAGCAAGTGTGTCGGACCTAACACCGACTTGGAAAAACTCATTGAAAGAACTTACTGAAGTATTAAGTCCAGAAATCGATATGATATCTTTATTTACGAGACTGTGTGGATTAGAGCAGAATCCAATAAACTTCCCTGTTGAATTTAATGGATAAAATTCAACATTTTGTGCAAAAGTTGATGCAAAACTTATGGAATTGATTTCTTTTCCTTTCAGGTATGAAACCTCAACATATGCATCAGAACCACTAGTATTTGTATTGTTGAATACGACTTTATCACCGATCTTATATCCACTTCCACCTGTAGTGATTCCAATATCATTCAATCCTGATAAGAGGACTGATTTTACTTTTACTGTTGAATCTTTTACTTTAATTGGGTTGAAAACAAAATCATATTGAGAATTTCCACTTGTTAAATTATAAGGTGAAGTATTTCTCAATAAGTTATTATCTTCAAATGAGAATAACTCTTGATTGGTAAATTCTCTAGTGTAATTTAATTGGTTGGGAATTGATTTGAAAGTGTTTCCAATTAAATATGGGAAAGATGGTTTTTTGAAGTTTTTGAACGCACCTGAAGTTTCAGTAGATCCATTATTAATGGTTGCAAAATATGCATAAGTTCCATTTGGAAACTCTGGAGTTATGCAGAATCTTCCATTATGTTCATCTAAATCTCCAGAATTGTTAAATTGGTAGTCATCCGTAAAAAATCCTTCTGGGTAAATTTTTTGTCCTGAAGATGATACTGGGTCCGGTCTTTCTGGAGAAACTTGAGAAATATATCCCGATATCATCTCTCTAACTGTTCCCCCTGAAGGAGAAGAATATCCATAGGGACCATATATTGGATTGCCATCATATGCCCATCCAATTATTGGAGAGTGTACATTGGATGTTACTTCTCTACTTCCACTAATACTTAAATCGGGAATAAAAACTTTTTTACCATTCACATAATCTATACCAAAAACAGTTCTTCTGAGTTTTCTTGGTGCATATAAATGGCAATACTGTAATCCATTATTCGTATATGATGATGTGTCAATAACTCCATCATCGTCAAGTATTTTATTAGAATTTAGGTTTTTTTCTACCTTATTGATTGTCCAGGATTGTATCTTACATTCTGGTTTAAAGTTTCTTCCTGCAGAGACAACTTCTAATGCTGTACCAACAGTATTAAATCCAACACCACCATTTACAACTTTAACATCGACTATTTTTCCATTACTAATTATTGGTGTTAAAGTGGCTGCTGTACCAATCCCCAACACATTGATAGTTGGGGCAGAAATATAATTACTTCCTCCATTCAAAACTAAAACTTGCTTTATTTGCCCATTGTTTACAATTGGAGAAAGTTGAGCTTGAGAACCTATCCCTAAAACTACTTTAGGTTGCCTTTCGTAGTTAATGATTTCAGAAGATCCATATCCAACTCCGGAATTGTTTACAAATACATTGGTAATAGATCCTCTAAAAACGGGTTGAATTTTTGCATTAAAATCTTGACCAGTTAATGTGGAAACACCTATCTTTCCTTTTACTGATATAATAATTTCTGGATAATTAAAAATGTGAGATGAAGATCCAATAGAAGTTAAACTTATAGTTTGTCCCGATTTAAAATAGAAATCTTTATTGGTTGTAGCAATTCCTACTTGAGAAAGTTTAAACTGATTATCATTTACTTTAACAACATAATAGGATTCATTATTTGATAAACCACCAATAACAGATCCAGTAGAAGTATATTTGATTATCTCTCCAGTTTGATAACCATGATTCTTTATATTGATAATATTTGAAGCGGTATTAATTCCAGAAGAGAAACAAGAAGTCTTTTTATTTGAATAATTGGATCCACTATCTAAAATACTAAAACTTATTATTGATCTCTTTGGTATAGATGATTCTAAATTATGAATTCCGACACCATATGAAGTCAAATCTACAGTATTGATACCAGAAACTGCATCATTTAAAGTTTTGTGCAGTTTTACATTATATGCATTTTGTACATTTACATAATACTGAGCATTTGTTGAAATTCCACCTACTGCGGTCTGCCCATCAGTTAGATATAGAACTTTTTCATTATCTCTAAATTTATGATATGTCGAAAATCCAATGGTATTGGTAGTAAGATTTACAAATCCAGCAGACTCTATAGAATTAAAAGAAACCCTATGTCTTAAACTTGTTAGATTTGGTTTTGCGACTGCACCAATGCCATTTCCGCCAGAAATTGTTACAATAGGATTTTCAATGTAATCAAATCCACCATCAATGACATCAATTCTTTCTAAAGATCCTTCAACATGTGCATATGCTGAAGCATTAGATCCATTAGCGTCATAAATTGAAATCTGTGGTGGATTGATCACATCATAATCTTCGCCTCCGTCAATTACATTAATTTGGTTGATGCCTCCATAGTAGACTTTATCTTCAGATTTATAACTAAATGCTTCTACTCCATTAACGAATATTCCAACAGGACCCGATGGTGTTTCTGTATTATCTTCATTATTTGAAGGAAGTGGAGTTGTTATATTTTTAATATAACTCTGAGGAGAAAAACTTAAAAACTGAATTTTTGTTTTTCTAAAGATATTATTAGTTACTGTTACTGTTGCTGGAACTGAAACATATTTCTTATTAAATAGGTCAGATTTGCTATTTGATAATTTTATTTTTAAATCATCTAGTTTTTGCACATAATAAGTCTTTGAAAGTATTCCCAAAGAATTTGAAGTATCAAACGGATCAATATATGTTATAGAATCTCCGGTATAAAGACCGTGATAATTATTCGGGTTTCCGGAACTTAAATCAAAAGTTTCTCCACTAAAAACTCCAGAGAAAACAATATCTGTTGTTTTTAGATCAATACTTTCATCCAAATAATTTGGAAGTGAGTTGGACGCAACGTAAATATCATCCTGAGTTCTTACATAAACGTTCTGAACGTTTGCCGCATATTGATTTAAAGAACTAAAGTTAGAAAATTTTGGTTTTATAATAATTCTTTCTACAACATATTTTGAATTTAAGTTGTTTATTTTTGGACCTTCAACACTTATTGAATTGTCATTATTAACTCTAACAACTTTATAGTTAGTACTAGTTCCATCAGAAGATATTAATCCGAGAGTATCTCCCAAATAAAATGTGTGAGGATCATAAGTTATAAACTCATATGAAAATAAATTTAGAGAAGGGTTTGAAGAATTCGGACCCTTAATTTGTTGTACATTAAATTTGTTTGCTAAATTAAATATCCAGTTATTTGATAATTCATTATTTCCTCTATATCCCAGAGTAACAGTTTTTAGAGGATCTCCTTTTGATATCAAATAAGTATCTGCATCATAAGATACATCAGACAAAACTCCGGTAATTCTTACTTTTACCGTCTCAGTTCCTACATTTGAATAAGCAAATGCATTAATTTTAACATCAGTTCCTTTTGGTATTTCAACTGAAGTGTTACTGTTTAATATAAATTGGGTTACATTTTTAGTTGAATAACTGCTAGAATACTCTACATCATTGACCTTATAAACTATAGTTCCTATTGAAGGAAATCCTATAGTTGAGTCTACGTCTAAGATCTGACTATTAGTTAGTGCAGTTGTAGTTAATTTTGTTGCAGCATGTATCGAAAAATTACCAAAAACTGACCCCTCAACAGTAAGATCTTTGTTATAATCACTGTCTAAACTTAAAACGTAATATGTTTTATTTGCTCTTTGAATTTTTTCTACATTAGTTATGGTTCCATACGCCTTATTAAAAAACGAATCTTCGTCTTGATATATGGTACGATTTACCATAGACATAGGATCACCTGAGATAGATTCTACTACTAAATCTCTAGTGATTCTATATTTTGCGTCCGATGGTTTCAAGAGGAAATCTCTTGGTTTTAAAACGTCAACATTTTCTCCAAATAAAGCTTTAAAAAGAATTTTATATGAGTCATCTGTTCCTTTTGACTTATAATAATCCTTTGCTTGCTTTATAAATGTTTTTTCGTTTAAACCATCTGCAAATTCTCTGTTTTCAAATCCAGGAATTAACTGCCTTTTGAGTTTAGTTAAAAATTCTTTTAGTAGCAGAGAACTTAGATTTTCTACACGTGAATTGTTAGAATGGGTAGATATTCCTGAAGTAGAAAAAACTAATTGATCTGGTTTATTAGAAGATCTGTATGAAGTTATGCCACTAAATCCTCTTGTGCAATTAATGAATGATGTATTGGTCTTTCCTTCATAAAGAATAATTTCAGAATCAATTTTTATTATTCCATTTGTTTGCGGAAATCCGTATGTAGACGCAACATTAATTGTTTCGTCTACAAAATCAATATCACCTGTTAAAAATGTAGAAGATGGGCTTTGAACAACAAATTCAACAATATCTCCATTAACTGCAGGTTGAGTAAGATTGACTGCAGTTGATTGAATAGTAAAGTAGTCTACATTTATACTTAACTTTGATCCATTTTTATAAACTATGAGATCGTCAACAGAAAAACCACCAGTAATTACAAAGTATGTTTGTGGAGATGTTGGTTTTGCAGTAACTGTTCTACTGAAAAGAGATTCTGCTAGATTATCAACTTTTACATATTGATCAATATTCTGAAGAACATCGAGTGTTCCTCCTTTACCCTCTAAAGAGTTATAATATTCTTTTAAAAACTCACCTACAAGTGGATATTCTTCCTGTACAAAGTCGGGCAGTTGATTTTGTACAATTGAACCAATTTTGACTCTTGTATTTGACATATTATTCTCTTATAATAGAACCATTACTGTAACTTGTTGTTTTTGTGTATGTTGATCCAGAAGGATCGTCTCCGGATGCAATTTTGTCGGGTAAAACGTCTAAACTAACATCACTAATATTGAGATTCAAATAAAGATCTTGTAATCCAATTATATCATTAGACTCTGGTATTGCAGAAATCTCTATGATTGATTCACCTTCATTTCTAACAGTCTCTAAAATATTGATGGCATCTAAGTTAATCTCACCTTTTACATAATCAATAGTTCCGGCATTAGCAACTAAAATTCTATATTGATCCAATGAATCTAATCTAAAAATGTTAATAATGCCAGTTATTCCATTGCTATCAGGTATATCAGTCAAATAAACAGGATCTTCAATACCATTGATATAAAATCCAGATGATTTTATGTTAAAACCATCGATGTTTTTGATGTGAAACTGATTTCCAAAGCAAATTTCATATGTTGCTAAACTATTTAACACTGGTTTCAAATCACGTCTCATTTGAACCGTTGTTATATTAGAAGTTATTGATTCGTGACTGTCATCTATAATTCTTAAAAATTTGCTATATTTAAATCTTGCCCCATATTTGTTTAATTCAGAAGAATTTGCATACTTTTGTATGTTGTTATAGACAATACTCGAAACATAATCTGAAGATGGCGCATTATTGTTGTTATAGTATATTGTACTATCAATTTCAATAGAGAGGTATTTTAGATCTAATATTTCTGGTATAATGCCTGCTACAGAGTACTTCCTAAGCGCGCTTTTTATATTATCTTTTACGCCGTTAGAAACAAAGAAACCTCCTTCTGGTTTAATTGTAATAAAAACTTTTCCATACTGTGGTGGATCTAAATCTTCTCCACCAAATACAGAAACAGACTCTGCTTCTGGATATATTTGTGGAATAATTGCTTCATAGTCACTTGAAGTTACTGCTCTATTCTGTGCAGCGTAAATTCTAGTTGCATATTTTTTAATAGAATCTATGGATTCTATCTCCTTGCCGCCACTTGCTGCAATGTTGGTTGATATGAGAGAAATACCGCTTGTAACATCAAAGTTGTTATTATCTACGATAGTTCCATTAAAAACAAAAGAAGAAACTCCGTTTGCTGATTCTCCATTTGTAATGATATATGAAATTTCAACAATATTTTCGTTAATTAATTTTTTACCAAAAATACCATCTCCAAATAAAACTTCATATCTTTGATCTTCAATCTCTTGAATAAAGAAAATCTTTGATTCTGAGTTAATATCTAAAATATTATTTGATTGGATATATTTTTTTCTTGGTCCAAGAGAACCGTCTCTAACTTCAACGCGAATAAGAGAAGAATCTATATTTGCATTGTTTAAAATAAACTTTTGATTTGGATCTAGCGAATTTACTGTATATGTTTCGTTGATATAAGTACCTTCGTAGATATCAATATTGTTAAAATCAGCAATTCCATTAATAACAGGAACAGTTATATCATCTGGAATAGAGTAAACATAACTTACTCCGCTAAATGATCCAGAAGTAGTGGATACAATTCCTTTCTTTAAGGTTAATGTAAGAGGTTTTTGTGGAGAAGGTGCTGTAGAAGTATCTACAAAGAAAGAAACATTTGCTTTTGATGCTGTTCTTGATCTTGGAGTATACCCAATGCTTCTTGCAATGGAAACGACATTTTCTCTAAGTGTGGCACTATCAATAAAAACCTCATTGCTAACCATGTTAGCATTATATGAGGAAATATATGTATTATACGCTAAAACATCTAAGATTATAGAAAGATTAGATCCTTCAAAATCATAATCAGTAAAATTTGAGTTCGATCTGAGATAATCTCTAATCGAAGTTTTGATTTGATCGAAATCTAGGTTTGTGAAATTAACTAGTGCCATTTATCGTGTTGGTTGTAATGCAAATGTTAACTGTTGTGGTAATACATCAACACCAACTATGTAATAACTAACATTTACGCTAAATTCGTAATCATCATAATTTGGGGTGACTACAACATCTATTAAATCAACTCTTGGTTCATAATTTTCAATAGTGTTTCTGATTTCATCACGAAGTATAGAAGCACTAATATCATCAATATTTTCAAAAAGAGACTGATTTACCTTAGAACCAAGATTTTGATTAAAAAATCTCTCTCCTGGTTGAG